ACGAACGAGGCCTGGGGCCGGTAAAGGTCATCTTCCGCGATGAGGAGATGGTTAGCCCGATGGTTCTGGATTTCGTAGAGAAAGTCCGCAACTACGACTGGGTGGAAATGGAGTGGTATTGCCTCCCAGCAAGCGCAGAGGTCTGGGTATTAGGCCGAAGGGAGTATTGCCTCCTCTGGAGCCCTTACAGAGCGTCTCAGGGCCGTCTGACGCGTGATATGCCCTCATGGGCTATCCGTGCAGAGCACTTCGGCTTGGACCCCTCTGAGCCCATCCCAGAGCCATACGACTACTACATGATGCAAGGCAAGGTGGGTCGCACAGCGTTCATCACGGGCGTCCGCGCGAATGAGTCCATGATGCGTTATCGCTCCCTTGTCCAGAAGTTACATGAAAACTACATCGTGACGCCATACCGCCTGAAACGCTCCATCCCGCTTCGCTTTGCAAAGGTCATTTACGACTGGACTACCGATGATGTCCTCAAGTTCATATCTGAAGAACACAATGCCGAATACTGCGAGTACTACGACGCTGCGGCTCTTACCGGTTCCAATACGCGCGTAGGTATACCGCTCCACTCTGTCGCGATTCGTCGCCTCGGTGATGTGGTTGCTACGGAGCCGGAGTTCTATGACCAGCTTTACCGTTGTTGGCCACATATCGATGCTCAGCGCCGTATTTGGGCGGACTTTGACTTGGAAAAACACATCATGCAGTATGCAGATGACGGGTGGGACGGTGTACGCCGTTGTCTAGAAGAAAATATTGTTACTCCGGGTTTGAACACTCGGGCAAAAGCGTACTGCGCGGAGTTCCGTCGCAAGCACGCCAAAGACCCGCGGTCTTACCCAATTCACTGGTTGATACGAAACCTCCTTATTAGCGAATTTGCGAGTCGAGCAGTAACACCAATTGGTCCGGGTACACGTGCGTACACAATCCAGCAGGAGATAGAAGCGGAATGAGAGATTTCGAAGAACTAGACGGTGATGAACTTGATTACTGGCTGGAGATGGCAACTGAATATCTTGTGGCACATAACATAATTCCGTTGAGCGACGAAGTGTGGGCTACGGATAAGTACATGGATAAGATTTACGCAAAAGCAAACGAGCTATGGGAGGATGAGCAGTGACAACGAGGGACACCTACGATTTGGAGCAAGCAGAACTGCTCGACTCTTTTGAGCGCATGAAGGAAGTTTGGCAAGAAACCGCAAAACAGCATGCGGCGATTCAGGTAAGTTTCTGGAAAGAGCTTGAAGACTTTAAGGCTTGGTGGGAACTTGAGAAGATTTCTTCTTTGCCCGAGGCTTAATACCAAGAGCCTTGTTACACCTTGCGATTTCTTTATCCAGAGCAATAATCTCTTTGTGTATTTGCGCTAACTCTTTCTCAAGCTGAGCAATTTCTGCATCTAGGTCTTTTGGCATAACTGCATCATACATCGAACACGTTGTTCTGAGGAAAAGCAATCCTTCTTGCTGATTCCGGGTCAAGGTATACCAAAACGTACAAGAGATTCATACCCTCTCCTTCATCACCAATCACAACATCGATAGTCTCCGGAGAAACTGCCAATGCATTCGCTAGGCCGGCACGTATAAAGCCAATCTCCTGTTCTGTCTGAGCAATGTCTTCTGCGATGTCGTCAATCCACGGCACCTCGATGGGCGGGTCAATTATTGTTGGTCGCGCCAAACTGCTAAGCATCGATTCTGCTAACCCGGCTTTCACGCAATCAAGGCAAGCAATCTTCTTGGTTGATGCGGCGCGTTTGCGTATCTCCTTGTGACCGCAATCGAGCTTATGTATGTACTGAACCTTGCTCCACTCACCGGTCTTGATTATCTCAACCACGGAGCGCTGTGGAGCGCTCTTACGGTTACTGCTCATTGAGGATTTGGTCTACGAACGCATCAAGATGAAGCTGTTCAACGATGTCGACAACACTCATGTTCTTGCCGTTTGGGAGCTCCACATAGGTTTTGCACAGTTGGTCAAACACATGGTCCTCGGTAAGCAGCTCCGTTGAACTTGCGGCAACAACGAATGTCTGTATTGCCTGTTTGCAGGCCGGCACGAACTCGACGGAAACGGGCGGGTAGTGGTTGCTCGTTAGATGCCACTCAAGGGCCTGTTCTAGTTCGGCATATTGCGCTGCGTCGTAAGCGTTTAGGTATCCCATTATTGCTCACCGATTCCTTCCTTTAAGAAGTCCAATACTATCTGCTGTGCGCTTGCGGTTTCATTAATCTCAGTGCCCTCCGTTGCCGCGTTGACAACCGAGCGTTTTGAATCAATTAAGTCGAATATCTCTTGGTCTATTGTTCCGTTGGCAATCATGTAAGTTGCCATTACAGAGCCTTTCTGACCGAGCCGGTGACAACGGCTGTATGTTTGGTCTACGTCCGCGGGCGTCCACGGTAACTCCACAAACAAAACATCTTGTGCTGCGGTAAGAGTGTGTCCGGTCTTTGCGGCCTGCATGGAGAGAACAATCACCGGAGCCTCATCGATGCTTCCTGTTTGGAATTTGGCTTTATGTTCCTGAACGTCCTCAACGGCCATGCCACCTTGAATCTTTAGCCCGCAATAGTGGTCGGCAATCATGTCCACGATTTCTCTATGGTGAGCCGCGACAACAACCTTGTCTCCGGATGCAATCTTGCCGTCAATCCATTCGAATACCGACTCCATCTTGGCTTTCGCGGCTAAACGGCGTAGTACCGATATCCGAACAAGGTGTTCGTTGGCTTCTGCACGAATCTTTGCGTGTACTGCGGCGTTCCAGATTGACGTACCCATCTCGAGAGCGACTTCTTTGGCTCGTCGGGTGATGTACTCGATAATGTCACGACGCGCTTGTTCATACTCTTTCATTCCGGCCGCAGAACCCGACACAACAACCTTGGAGTGGCGAACTGCGGGTAGGTCTAGAAGCACTTGGTCTTTGGTCCTACGGATGTAACACGTTGCACGGAGAGCGTCGTTCAACTCTTCTAGGTTTGTCGCGCCATCTATATGCCACTGTCCAAACCGGTCACGGAATGCGCCACAGTACCGTCGGTAGAAACCCCAAAGTCCGCCAAATTTATTTAGTTGTCCGAGAATGTCGAGTTGCGGTCCAAACTCGGCTGGCCTATTTGTTATCGGCGTGCCGGTAAGACACAGTACAAGTCCATCCTTATCGGCTGAGCGCGCCATCTTGATGGCTGACTTTGTTCGTTTTGCGGTCGGTGTCTTTGCATAATGTGATTCGTCGAATACGTAACTCGTGAATCCGGTTAGCGACTTAACCCAGTGGTCGATGTTTGAATACCCGACAACAATTACATCAAACTTGTTTCGGTCGGGAAACTCTGAACGATTGGCTACGGTACCAACGCTACGGTGTGGAAGCCACTTATTGAATTCATCGCGCCAGTTAAGGACAAGTCCGGGTGGACACACGATGACCGCCGGGAAAGCATCCGCGTACTCAAGTGCTGCAATTGCCTGGATTGTCTTACCTAGCCCCATGTCGTCGGCAATAAATGCACGTTTCGCGTTTGTCGCGTAAAGCACGCCGGCTTTTTGATACGGGAGAAGCTCGCCATTGAGCGAAGGCAAATCCAGCTCTGCAGAAGTCGATTTTGCGGCTGCTATCGACTCCGTCCGCGCGGCTTCTATCTGTGTTGCCATTTCGCTTATTTCACTTGGGACTTCATACCCAAAGGATTCCGCGAAACCGATTACAGAACGTACTGCGGTTAATGGAGCCTTCCATGCTTTTGACTCAGCGTCCCACGTAACTCCCGGTACTCCTTTTACTGCTCGAACGCGTACTGGGTCATAGCTAAAGCTCATGAACAACCAATCGTCCAAGTGGTAAACACCAGTTCTTTGAACCGTTTTATCGGGAAGCGTAAAAGTCAGCACGTCGTTGTCAATGTGAAAGTTGTGTTTGCTGGCGAAATCGCGTGCTTGCTGGAGACTTGACATCGGAACTCGCCACACACGGCTTACCTTGTCCCACTTTGCGCCGTCAATCTTCTTGATTTCTGTGACCTGCGCCGCGTCATACGGGAAGTCAAACACCAAATGGTCGTTGGAGAGGGCGAGTGTTTCGGGCATCAACGTCATGATACAACTTGCGGGGCTCCAATACAAAGCCCGAAAACCAGATGTTGTTGCGCTGAGTTCTTCGGACTGACACGAGGCGACCTGAGCGAACGCAAAGAAAAAGCCCGCCTGCGGGGGGCGCAAGCGGGCTTCTTGTTTTCTTTTGCTGGCTGTTTTATGCTGCCATTATTGCGAGAAAAATCATGGTACAAACTACGGTATACGACACGCTAACTCCCTTCTTGTAGTGGTCAAAACGATAGTAGCCACTTGCTTAGTAGTTGTCAAGCATTGACCTTCGTCACAGACACGAACACAAAAGTGTGCAAATGGTCACAAAAGTATGTTATCGGTATGGTTCCAAGACTTACTCATCCGTCTCGGTCTTGGCTGTTAGAGCGAGTCTGAACGAGTCAGCACTGTATCGGATGACCAGCGGGTCAGTTCGTAGCCGAGCGAGTAGCAGCGTGAGGAAACATTATTCAAAGCACCTTCCAGCGCATCAGTTTTTTCCTCTGTCCATGTTGATTCGGCTGCTTCGGCTTCGGCTGCCTCCACTAGGGCTATCAGTCGGCTTAGAACAAGTTTGACTTCGCTTGCTCGCTTCGTCAGTTTCGTAATGTCGGTTTTTGTTGTCATGTGTCAATACTAGGGGCATTTATCGCCCATGTCAAGTTCTAGACTGTGCAGTTAGGCACACCCACCTGACCACCCACCCGTCGGACTTCTCGACCTGCTTGCCGCCTTGGCCGCCAGATGGGACTGGGGACAGCGCACACGGGCGGGACTCCCGTGTGCGCTTGGTTCTTCTTCTGACGGTGGCGTATGAAGGGCGTGAACGGGTACAGCAGAAAGGGCGAGCGCACCTTTCGGCACGCTCGCCCTATTCGGGGGGGGTGTTAGCCGTCAGAATTCCGAGGCTAGTTGTATTGCTAGGTGATTTCCATTGCTAAGATGAGCAAGCATTAGCTCGTGAACCGAGCGCAATTCGCAATGCAATGCAATGGCGTCACCCAAAGCGATTGCCTTGTTGAGCGCCGTAGCGCATTCCGACAAGTGCGACACTAGCAATGAACATTCGGCTGTGAGGCGTTCTGCATCGCCGTCTTCGACAATGTATTCGCCCGCATATCCGCTGAATTTCATTAGATACCCCCTTTCTGCTCACCATTCTAGGGGCATAAGTACCCCACGTCAAGTTTTATTAGTGAGACATTGGACACACTGCTATTCTGTGTCGGGCGTCACACAGTCCTATCGTGTGTCAGCGGTCACATCTTACGTGTCGGGCGTCACACAGCCCTATTATGTGCCGGCGGTCACACTACGTGTCGGGCGTCACACTACGTGCCGGCGGTCACAACCGGCGAACAAGTGTTCGGTCGGCAGCGAGTTGGGGAAATTTTCCGCCGCCGGCTTCCGGCTCGCCGTCGCGGGGACATCGCAATAGCGGGGCTGCGATGTCCCCGACGACTTCTTCTGACGGTGGCGGAAGACGGACGTGAACGGGTACAGCAGAAAGCCCCACCTGCCGTTGGGCAAGTAGGGCTTTCGGGGGGGGTCGTTGTGATTATTGTGCTTGCTTTATTGCTTCGGACGCATCAAGGATGGCATTTTCCATTACTTTATGCGTAGCCGTTGCGAACAATTCAGCGAGCGTTGCTGGCAAAGTGACTAGGTACTTTAGGATTTCTACCTGCTCATCTTTCAGCAACAGTTCTGTGGTGTCGTTGCTAATTTGCTCAAGCATTTCGGCAATAGACATACACTCATCCGCTATCTCTGTAAGCGTTTCTGCTGGTGTTTGGCTCATTTTCCCCCCTTTCTGATACCTATTGTATGGGGCACAAGTACCCCACGTCAAGTTTATTTCACGTGACATTGGGCACACGCCATTTTGTGTCGGGCGTCACACTTGCGCTTGGTGTGTCGGCGGTCACGTCCTGCGTGTCGGGCGTCACACGGCCCTATCGTGTGTCGGTGGTCACAACCCTGTGCCCCCGGTCACACCGCGTGCCGTCAGTCACACCGGCGAACAAGTGTTCGGTCGGCAGCGAATCCGGAGAACTTTTCCGCCGCCGGCCGCCGGCCAGACTTCGCGGGGACATCGCAATAGCGGGGCTGCGATGTCCCCGACGGACTTCTTCTGACGGTGGCGGATGACGAAGGAACTGAGTTGCTGAAACAGTTTTGGATACACGAAGTCGGCTTTGATGTCGGGAAGCAAACATCCAAGTCAGGTTGTTGGAAACTTTCTTGACAAACCGCATCTCACTTGCTAACACGGAACGTGCGAGGAACTCTGATGGCGTCAAACACGAGAGTCCCGCCAAAACCAGAACCAAACCAAAAACCACGAGTGGCTGAGTGTTCTTGGGCAACAAAAAACCCGCCCCTTCGGGCGGGCTAGTTGATTTTTACCCTGCTAGTAGAACTAAAAGGCAAAAAAAGATTACATAAGTTGTGGCTTGGGACAAAACATCACCCCCAATTCTCCTTTTTCCATTTTTCCCACTCTTGTTGCTTTCGCTCTATGTAGTCACCGAGCGGTATTGCGATAAGAATTGAGACGGCGATTATTTGATGTATCTTCACTTCACCCCCTTTACTTTTCTATTTAGTAAAGAGTAGTAAGTGGTACGCAGATAGTCAAGCACTCCCACGCACTTCTGTCAAGTTACTACCAAGGTCATGCGTCACAGGCTTTGACCACCGAGAAAGTTGATAACAGGTCGGGTCTAGCCGTTCATGTGTTCGCAATTGACGACATCACGAGTTCTTCGCCTGGGACTGAGGACACCCCCGTTTGGTAGCGGGGCTGCCAGACGGGGGTCATCTTCTACCGACGGTGGGGCATGAGTCCCTTCCGTTCGACCTGATGAACACCTGTGGGCGAACACCTGTTTGTTCCAACCGATGTGACGAACTTCATGTCGTACAAGTTGCTTTTTGTCCCATCTACGGGCTAGCGTGTTGCTATGGCAACACGCCACCTTACACACGACACCGAGACGGCTGTTTTAGAAGTCGCCAAGGACTTTTGGCTTCGTGAGGTCGTGCCCGTGACCGTACCGAACGCCTGCATACTGGCTTCTCGTATTCTCACGGTTGCCCTAAACAAGTACGGGGTCGCTGCTAACGCAACCCAGCTTGACGCTGTCTGCTGGAACGATGAGGGCTACCGCCTACGCAATGACGTAGTTGCTTCCCGAGAGAGCAAGACCGCTTGGTCAGTAGGCGTAATGTCTAAACCGAGTGACCAATGGATTACCAATGAGATTGCTTCGGGTCGTAATCCATTTGAGCGAGATTTCTTTGGACACCTTGTAGTGGAGACTGAGCACCACTTCATTGACTTCACTGCTGGTCAATTTGACCGCCCTCAACACGGCATCGTGACTGGTTCACCCCTCATCGTGCCCAACTCCCATCTCGTAGAGACAAAAGACGGGTGGAAAGTACCGATTATCAAGGGCGTCTACACGATTCGTGACGCCAAGTACCCTGCCTCACCACGCAATGCACCCGACTGGCACACGAACTACAAGCGTGATGCCAAGCGACTGATTGACGAACTACGCCCATTGTTGGGCTAGTTCCTCGCTTTTCCCCTTCCGTCTGGCTGATGTCGCGCGCCTGCGCTTTGCCGCCGCAACCGCGTGAGAGGAAACTGATGCGATTTTCTCTCATGGCTTCTTCGGGTGCGGGGCTGTCATGTCTTTCCAGAGTTCTTCTTACGACGGTGGCGGATGAACGGGAATAGCAAAACGGGCAGACACACTCGCAGTGAGTGCGCCTGCCCGTTAGTCGGGGGTTCGCTGTGTGGTTACTGGCTAAGTATCAGTGCGATAACAAACACGACGATTACCGTCGCTATCACTCCGAGTCTTCGTCTAGTGCGTAACGAACGGTGTAGCCACGCCCCATTGGGACGTCGTGGTGCGCTAAGTTCAGGTGCAACACTTCTCCCGATAGTTGCCAGCGCAGACGCCAAGTGTCATTGACTGTGACCGCACGGATGAAGTCGGGAATGGTTTCCGCTGTGAACTCTCCCGATACCGAACGATTCCATAGTGGCAGTCCGTCAATCGTGAAGTTGCAGGTCGGGTTGGCGTCGTACCATCCCTTTATTCCTTCTGTGAAGTGAAAAACGGCAGTCTCCCAGCAATCGCCATAGCAATAGTCTGCAGGCTCATCCGTGCACTCTTCCTTTATGGGGTCATACTTCATGCAGTCGCAACTGTTTTGGATTACTCCATCCCAGTCACTCTGTGTTTTGGTTGTTGTCATGCGCTAAGAATAAGACATAAGTAGTACTTTGTCAAGTCA